AAATACTTGGAACAAGGATACCAAGGAGAAGTAAATTACGAACATTCAGAAGAAGAGAAACTAAAAGATATTACATTAGTTGAATCTTGGCTTGTGGATGATGAAGAAAAAGATAAATCATACGCATTGACCGGAGAAAAGTATCCAAAAGGAACTTGGTTCGGTATAATGAAAGTAAGAAATAAGGATGTATGGGAAGATTATGTTAAGACAGGATTAGTAAAAGGTTTCTCAGTAGAGGGATTTTTTGCTGATTATATGATTAACGCATCTAAACATAGATTCTTTTATAGAACAACAGATGGTGGAACTGAAATAGTCATCGATGAAAAATCATATGTTGTTTTTATTTTAGAAGATGGAGAACGAAAGGCTATAATGCCAGATGGAGAATACAAGTTGACTAATGGTAAAACGTTGGTAGTTGTTGACTCGAAGGCTGAGATAGGTTCGTTTGAATCACAGATTAAATAACCAAAAAGGAGTTTATTATGAAAAACGCACTAAAAGAATTAGTGAAAAAACATTTCAATTTAGTAGATGCTCCCGAAGTAGAAGAAACTGTTGTTGAAGAACAATTATCAGAAGAAGTAGTAGAAACTGCATCTGAAGAAGTTGTTGAAGAAACACTAGCAGAAGAAACTACTGAAGAAACTTTTGGCGAAATCACAACTGCTGATGGTGAACTTACCTTATCTTATCCAGGTGAGGAGTTGACTGAAGGAATTGAGATTTTTGTGGTAACTGAGGATGGTAATATACCAGCACCAGATGGAACCCACGCACTTGCAGGTGATATTACTATCACAACGGAAGGAGGTGTAATTACCTCAGCCACTGCAACAGAAGTTGAAGCAGAAAGTGAAGAAGAAATGAGTGAAGAAGTTGAAGAAGAATTTGAAGGAGAATCTTCAGATGTCAACATCAACGAACTACACGAAGCACTTATCCAAATGATTGGAGGAGAATTCAAAGAACAATTCACCGCTTTGAAAGAAGAATTAATGGGTGAAATTAACACAGTTAAGGAACAGTTCAACGCTGCACCAGCAACTGAAAAAACAATTACTAACAAAAAATCAACTTACGGTAGAGAAACTTCAACTGATATATCTTATAACCCAGCTGATGCTAAAAAGAAAGCACAGTTTGAGAGATTGTTGAAACTTCGTAAGAAGAACTAAAAGGAGAAATTAATTATGGCAGGATTTAATGTAACTGCACTTGATAACTTCAATAACGAACTTGCTGGTGAATTACTAGTAAAATCGGTTATTGCTGGTTCAACTGCAGAATATGTGACTGTAAAAGAGGGAATCAAATATAAAGAACCTCTTAACTTACAAGAAGTGGATTTAGTAATCCAAGACGGACAAGGATGTGTAACTACACCTTCAGGTTCAGTAACTTACACACAAAGAGATATTCTAGTGTGTCAAAGAAGTTCACACGATGGACTATGTATTAGAGATTTAGATTCTAAATACATCGGGTTGTTAGGACCAAATGGTTCTTACCCTGAAACTTATGCATTTGTAGAAGAATATACTTCTCAATTGGTAGCTAACTTCCAAAAGAAAAATGATGAGTTTATCTGGACTGCAACTACTGCAGCTGGAGATTGTACTGATGGTCTTAACACTCTATTAGCTTCTGGTTCAGGTGCAACTTTTGTATCTTCATCAGCTCCAACATCTGATAACTTACTTGATATCGTTGATGAGCAATTAGAATCTTTAGCAGTTGATGTACAAGATAGAGATGACTTGACAGTATTTATGTCAATTCCTAACTTTAGAAAATACATCGTTGGATTGAGAAAAGCAAACAACTTCTGGTTTGACCCAGCAGCTGTTGAGAACAGAGGTTCTTTAATGTCAATGAGACACCCATTTGCTAACCTTACAATCGTAGGTACTGTTGGATTACAAGGTACTGATAGAATCGTAATGGGTCCAGCAAGACATATCGTAATCGGTACTGATTTAGTATCTGATTTGGATAACTTCCAACTTTGGTATGATATCAATGGTGACCAATTGAAACACAGAATTGTAACAAAATTAGGTGTACAAGTAGCATTCCCAGAATACTGGGTGACTAACAATTTATAATAACTGATTAAATAACTAAAGAAAGGATATAAATTATGGCATGTGATATTACAGCAGGTTTTTCTCTCGGATGTAGAGATAACGCAGGTGGAATCAAGACATTGTATATCCTGTCTGGCTCATTACCAGAAAGTGGAGTAACTGAAACCTCAGGTGAAGTTACTGACTTAAGTGGTGATGGAATATTTTATCAGTTTGACTTGACCAGAGGAACTTCTGATTTCACAGAAACTATTAATGGTTCAACTGAGAATGGAACAGTTTTCTACGAGTCTACTATAAATGCTGTTTTCCTAAAGATGCAATCAGCACTTAGAAATCAAATGAAAGTATTAGCACAGAATCCAGACCTGAAAATCGTTGTTGAAACTAACAACGCAGGTACTGAAGGTGATAAATTCTTTTATGTTGGAAAAGTGTATGGGGCTCAACTTAATGGAGGACAGGGTCAAACAGGAACTGCAATTGGAGATGCTAATGGTTATACCTTAACCTTTACAGCTCAAGAACCAGAACCAGCAATTCCTATTGCGGGTGCTGATTTAAGTACTGTATTAACAGGTATTACTATTTCACAATAAGCAATTTAAGAATAAGGGGGGTTCTATACCCCCCTATTTCTTATTTTAAGGAGATATATGATTACTTTAAAAGAAAACCAAACAAATACCATAACCTACCAAAAAGAAACCGATACACCTCTTGTAACGAGTTCTTATGAAAATGGTTATGTTTACAATATTGTAATTTACCCTACCTTAGAAAATGATACTGATTTAGCAAGTATCACTTTTACAACATCATCCACCGAGGAAACAAACCCTCGTTGGGAGGTTTTAAGTTTTGATATATCTTCCTCAACAGAATACACATCAAGTGTAGTTAAAGGATTACCAGGAACTACCTACAATTTAGAAGTATGGTATGGACCTGAACAAACAGGAGATGCCTTAGTATGGGGAACAACATCTACAACTTGGACAGGAACACCACAAATATGGAGTTATGCTGGAGTTCAATCAGGAGTAACTTATCCTGAAATTACTTCAACTTCTACTTTAAAATACCAAGATAGAGTATTCATAAGTGGTTCAGTTTCACCCATAGAGAAGAATTATATATCATCTAATGAGAATGCAACATATACAGTTTATCAAGGATAACAGATGAAAAAATTAAACAAACATAAATTAATGATTATTCCCAAGTATGGTGAAGCACTATACCCATCATCAAGAGTATTTGAAGATGATAAAGGAAAAATCGTATATTATGGTGAAACAAATGATTTCCCATCATATATTATAGAATTATACAACAAATCATCAATCAGTTCAACTGCAATCAATTCAATAGCTGATGCTATTGTTGGTGGTGGTTTAACTGCAGAAGATGAGAGTATTTTAGATAGAGCAAACAGAGATGGAGAATCTTGGAACGATATCTTTAAGAAAGTTGCTTTAGATAGAGCTATCTTTGGTGGATACGCATTAGAAATTATATGGTCAAACGATAGAACAAAGATTACAGATGTTTATCATATTGATTTTTCTTATGTAAGAGCTCACAAGTGTAATGAGAGAGGAATTGTACCTGGTTACTTTGTTTCATCTGAATTTGAAAATAAAGGAAGATTGAGAGTAAGTGATGATGATATGGTATTCTTACCAAGGTTTAACAAATTGGATAGAACTTCTCCATCACAATTATATTACTTTAACCCTTACAGACCTGGTATGAAATATTATCCACTACCTGATTACCAAGGAGGGTTAAACATTATTTCATTAGATGCGGAAATAGATAATTTCCACACAAACAACATAAAGAATGGTCTTGCACCATCTCTATCTATTACAACCTTCACCAATGCGGATGCAGAAGATAGAGAAACAATTGAAAGACAATTAAGACAAGCATATGCAGGAAGTGATAACGCAGGTTCTCTTATTTATATGGATGTGGCAAATAAGGATGAGGCACCAATCATCACTCCCATTCCACAGAACGGAGCTGATGGTTATTATACTACTGTTAATGATATGGTTACTCAAAAGATTTTAACATCACATCGTATCGTATCTCCAATGTTATTAGGAATTAAAACCGAAGGACAATTAGGAGGAAGAACAGAAATGTTAGAAGCACAGGCACTATTCCTTAAAAATGTGATTGAACCAAAACAATCAGATATTCTAACTACATTTGAAGAGATACTTTATTGTAATGGATATACTGGTGGATTAGGTGTAGAACAAGTAAGAATATTTGAGGATGGTGAAGAAACTGAAGTAGTAACATCAGTAGATGCAGAAATTGGTGATGATAAACAATTAGAAGATAATATAGAAACACAGGAGATTACAAATGGAGAATACCCTACTAATATCGGAGAGTAAATTAAAAAGGTTTACAGATATAAACAATAATTTAGATGTTGATTTAATTTCATCAGTAATCCGAGAAGCACAGATAATCCACATTACTCGTCTCTTGGGTTCTAAGTTATATGATAAAATAATTGAGGATGTACAATCAGATTCTCTAACAGGTGTTTATAAATCACTTGTAGATGATTACATCCAAGATGCTTTAATATACTGGTCTTATTATGAATCATTAGAAACTATTTACCTAAGACCAAGAAACGCTGGATTGGTTAAACCAACAGGCGGTGAAAATAACATAGATGCTGATTTAGCATTGTACGATAAGAAAAGACAATCAATCAAAAACAAAGCAGAATACTTTAGTGAAAGATTAGTTGATTTCTTATGTTATAACAGTAGTACTTTTCCAGAATATGGAACAGAACAAAATGAAGATATATTCCCAGATAGAGATACACAATTCAAATCACCAATTGTTTTTAGAGGTGGTGTAAGAGCTGATATTGAAAAGTTGGGATTAAAAATAACAAATTCAAGATATGGTTATCTACCACAATAAGAGGATAAAAAGAGATGGCAAACTATAATTTAACAAATCAACCAATCAGTAGTTCATTCCAACAACTACTACAAAAAGATGTAAGTACAGGAACTCTCTATGATGGGACAGGTTCTGTTGTATCTGATTTAGATATAACATCATCTTACGCTTTAACAGCATCTTACGCAGAGAATGTAACACCAATAGATACAGGTTCATTTGCAACTACTGGTTCTAACACATTTACAGGAATTAATACATTTAATAATCAAGTTATATTAAATGGTTATGTAGCATTAAATAATGAATTAGAAACTTTTTCAAGTAATATAACGAATTATGGTGGTAGAATACAAGGTATTGCACATGGATTTGAGAATGGTTCATCAACCTTTACAGGTTCTTTTAGTGGTGATGGTAGTGGTTTAACTAATATAACTGCTAGTGTAGATACAGGTTCATTTGCAACTACTGGTTCTAACTCTTTCGTTGGACTACAAGAAATAACTAACATTGGTGCGAATGCAATAGTAGCACTTGGTGATATATCTCAACCTATTGGTGATTATAATAATAATAGTGGTAGAATAGTAGCAGGTGGATATGGTAAAATAGATGGTACTTCTAACTATACTGGTTCTTTTATTGGTGATGGTAGTGGATTAACAAACGTAACTGCTAGTAATGGTGGTGTAACTTCTATCATTGCAGGAAATAATATTAGTATTGACCAATCAACTGGTGATGTAACAATAAGTTCTACAACTACTGCATCAGCAGATTGGAATAACCTTACAAACAAACCAGCAGGAATTGTTA